TAGCTCACGGCCGCCTCTAGGAAGGTCGCGGTCGCCTGCCGTCCAAAGACACTACTGTCGAGGAGCTCGACCTCGCGCTTCGCCCGGATCGCCTCGGCGACTTCGCGCCTGTCAGTGCCCGTGCTTGCGTCCACAGCGATGCCTCGGACGGTGCCGCGGATGTACCAGTTGGGGCTTTTCCCCCGCCGGACGAGCTTGATGGACATGGCAGCGCCTCCCAGATCGCGCGAACGTCGGCGGGCGCAAACAGCTTTTGCCGGCCGACCTGACGGAAATACGGATAGAGCCTCACGACCTCGCGGAGCTTGCGCGGGCTCATGCGCAGCATCGCCGCCGCCTCCGCGAACGTGTAGACCGTCACCGGCGAGGCTTCGGCCCGGCTCATACCCAGCTCACCCGCCAGGGCGCGAGCAGCGCGGCGACGGCCTCCGGCGCCGGCGCGCCGGGATTGTCGAACCAGTGCCCGACCATGAGCTTCATCGCCTGCTTGATCGGCTCGGGAACGGTCGTGTATCCGGCCGTGAACCGCACCGTGACCGCCTCGGGAACGGCCCGCGTCGTCGGCCAGGTCTGATCGTGCGCCTCGACGATCGCCGCCCGCCGGCCCTCGTCGCCGAGCCCGACCACCTTGTAGACCGAGCTCGACAGCGTTTGGGTCGCCCCGTCGCTGTCGACATAGGTGATCTGGTCGACCGACCGCAGCGGCGGCAGCGGCAGGGTGATTTCGGCCGGGAACCAGCCGAGCCGCAAATCCCACGTCTGCGGCGTGATCGCCCGGCCCAGAGTGCCGGTTGGCCCGTCGATGTGCTGGACGGCCGCAGCGATCAGCGCCACCAGCAACTGGTCGCTGTCGTCGGCGTCGACGCGGCAATGCTCCTTCACCTCTCTCAGCGACAGCGGAACCGTGGCCGGTGGGGTGATGAGTTTCAGGTTCATGCCGCCGCCTCCCGTGCCGGCTGCGGCGCCCGCAGCGTGTCGCCATCGTCTCTCGGGTTCCAGCCCTCGGCGAGCCGGACCTCGTTCGGCGTCAAGATGCCGTTCCTCACCCCGATCTCGTGGCTTTTCCACCGCGTCTCGGGATCGCCGCGCAGGAAGCCCGTCAAGTCGAGCTCGAGGTGATGGCTGTCGCGGTCATCGTCGGAGAATACCGATCGCGCGAACTCCGCTTCAAGCTTCCGCAGCCATGGCAGCATCGTGTGCATCGCGAACCAGCGCCCGGCCGTCTCGGAATTGGTGAAGGTGCCGTGGCTGAGGTCGCCGATAATCGGCGGCGGGCATCCGAAGATGCGCGCCAATTCTTCTGTGGAAAACCGGCGCGAGGCCAGGAGCTCGGCATCCTCGGGCGAGATCGAAACCGACTTCCACTTGAGCCCCTGATCGAGCACCATCGCCTTGGCGGCATTCTTCTGGCCGGTGAAGGCGTCGGCGAAGTGGCGTTGCAGCTCGCCGAGCGCCGCCTCGCTCAGCTTGCCCTCGGCTTCGAGAACGCCGGACGGATGCGCGCCGTTGTCGTAGGTCGCCGCCGCGAAGTCCTGCACCGCGAGGCCGGCGCGCACCGTCGCCGCCGCGCGTTGCAGCCGCGAGCGGCCGACAAGGCCGTCATCGGTCCTGTCGCGCAGGTGCAGAACCTCGTCCTGCAGGAGCCGCCGGCTGCGCCCGGCGCCGCCGCCGAGCGAGGTCATCTCCGTCACGTCATAGGCGAGGCGCCCGTTGGCGAGGAGCTGCACCGAAACCCACTCCCAGGGGATCGGCGCCAGCGCCGTCACGGCCCCGGCCCGACCGGTGACGATCTCGGCGAGGCCGTTGCCCCGCAGAAGCGTCGAGGCGACCAGCCACTCGACGAAATCCGGCCAGGTCTGATGCTGGTTCGGCCCCCGCCGGATGAGGCGCATCGCCGCGTGGCCATCGGCCACCGCCCGGCCCTCGCCGTCGCGCCGGTAGACCCACGCCGGAAGGCTCGCGATCGCCGTCGAGATCGCCGAGACGCAGGCGAGCACCGTCGACAGATTTTCCGCCATCCGGGCATTGACGCCGACGCCGGTCGGCGCCAGCGCCGCGAGCGCCTGCCAGGACACATCTTCGGCCCGGCGCTCCCGTCGCCGGCGGCGCATCCTGTCGAGCAACGTCATCGCACCGTCTCCATGAACCGCCGGATGGCCGCGAGGCGCGGCGGAATGCGCATCCGGGCGTTGATCGAGGTGCCGGAATAGGCCGGCCAGGCCGAAACCACGGAAATCTCGACCAGCTCGACCGCGCGCAGCTCGCGCGTCTTGCCGGCCCAGCGCTCGCCGCCCTTGGGCACGGTGAAACCGAACGACATGCCGCCGAGATCGCCGCGCTCGGCGAGCGCGAGAACGTCGCGGCCGGTCTGGGTGTCGGGCACCGCGATCGAGAAGGCGAGGCCCTTGGCGTCCTCGCCGAGCGTGAGCGTTCCCGATCGGGTGCGCGCCAGCACCCGCCCCGGATCGTGATCGACGAGGGCGAGGATGTCCCCGCGCCTCGCCAGCGACGCGGCGAAGGCGCCGGCGGCGATCGTCTCGGTGAAGTCTCCGATCGTCGCCGGCGTGTCGAACGTCGCCGCGTAGCCTTCGAGCCGCCGACCATCGGCGGCCCGAAGCTCAACGGCGGTCGCCCGCCGCTCGATCGCCGGTCCGGTCATGGCGTGGTGAGATCCGTGATTGCGGCGAAGCTCTCCGGGTGCCGCACGTCGACGTCCATCGTGACCATGCCGCGAACCTGGACGTTGCCCTTGGAATAGGCCGTGCTTTCATAAGGGTTCACCAGCACGTCCAGTTCTGACCAATAGCCGAGCAACAGGTCGGCGAAGTTGCCGAAGATCAGCGCCGACAGATCGGTGCCGGTGCCCTTCGCCAGGTTGCTCGGCACCAGGTTGGTCGACGCGGCCGGGAAGCCCGCGAGCTGGTTCGGCCGCTCCATGATCATCACGCTATCGGTCGAAGTCACCTTGGCGGTCTTGCGCGCCGACTTCACCACCTTGGGATTGGTGAGGAACGCCGTCCCCATCGCGTTGTCGATCTCGACTTCGGCGATGAGGTCGACAACCGCGTCCCAGGTGATCGGCCCGCCATTGGTGCCGATCGCCACGCTGCCGATGCCGGTGGTCTGCAAGATGCCGTCCGGCTCGTTCGTGCCGCCGCCATTGATCGCAACCGTGTCGACCGCTTCGGCGAGGATCGCCGCGAAGTCGCGCCTCAGCAGTTGTTCGATATCGGGCGACGACTGCATCAGCATGTTCCGCGAGAACTCGACGATCGCGCCGGCGTGCTTGGGCGCGAGCGTCACCTTGTCGAACTCGGCATCGCTGGCGTTGATCGCCGCGTTTTCGGCGACCCATCCCGATGTCGCGCTCGCCTTGAGCCGGGGGATATCGACGTTGCCCGTGAGCCCGGAGAGCACCGTCGCGCCGAGCCCGCGCACCCTCAGCGCCGCCCGGAGGATGTCGATGAACTGGCCGCCCAAATGGTCGGTGGCGATGATGTTCGATCCCGGCCCGCCGGCCGGCGCCGCCGTGGTGACGACGCGTTGCTCGACCCGCTCGCGGAACACCGCGATCGGCACCGCCACGCCCTCGAACGGCCGGCCCGATCGGCGCGCGATCTCGGCCGCCAGCTCGCGCTCGCGCCCGCAGTCCTCGGTGTGGCCGGGAACCTGCGACAGGATCGCCCGCCGCAGCGAGAACTCGGCAATCGCGCCGTCGAGCCGGTCGTCGCCGGTGCCGTTCACCGGCTCGCCGCTCATCCGCCGCTCGGCCTCGTCGAGCGCGCGCCGGCGCTCGATCCGCGCCTCCAGCGCCTCGATCTCGGCCTTGAGCTCGTCGAACCGCCTGGCCTGGTCGTCGGAGAGGTCGCCGCCGTCGCCGGCCGGCTTGTCGGAAAGGTCGCGCATCTCGGCCACCAGCCGGCCGCGCTTTTCGAGGAGGTCCTTGAGTTTCATCGGTTATTCCTTCGCTGGGAAGGGCGCGCCGTCGCGGCGGGCCGGTTAGTTGGGGCGGTCTCCGTCATCGGGACCGGGCGCCTCTCGGCGTTCGTTCTCGCGCCGCCCCGTCGCGCGAGAAATGGGCGGGTTGGCCGGCGCCGTTTGGCCCCGGCGCCGGCCGGGCTCCCGCCGCCGCAACCATGAAAAGGCGGCGGGAGATCAGTCATCGGATTGGCCCTTGATAAGCCGGTTTTCGCGGTGCGCGGCGATGTCGTCGAGCGCGCGCCGGATCGCCAGCGACACGTTCACGCGCGTGGTCGCAACGGCGTTTTCTCGCGCATCGGCGAAGGCGTCGATCAGCCGCTCGGCCTCGTCGGCATGGGAGGGCGAGCCGATCGGCGGGAGCTGGGAGAGAAAATGCGCCACCTGCGGCGCCGCGTTCCGCCGCCAGCCGTCTATGCGGCCGAAAACGGTCATGGTGGGTGGCAAGCGTTTTTCGGCCTCGTAGTCCCTATGCAGCGGCGGCGATGATCTCGTGTCGACGAACACATACTCGCGATCGACAATCTCGATCAGGGCATCGCCCTGGCAGGCTCTCCCAGCCCTATGGTGCGGGTGCTGGCGCAGGGCGCGGTGCAGCCAGTAGTCGTTGAAGTCGCCTGTCTTTGGGAGCCGGTCCCCGATCCAGTTCCGCGCCCTCGGCGGAAAGCTGCTCAAAAGATTATTGAGCCCCGATGCGGCCTCGCCATCGGCCTGGTTGAACTCATCGAGAATGCCCCGCGCCAGATAGGCGGCAAGCAACAGGGGAACGCCGGCAGCGCCAAATGCGCCGATCACGGCGCAGCGCTTGAGCGCGCGCACATCATGCTCATTGGGCATCAGCCCTTCGCCGACGAGATAGTCGTAATTTCTTGGCGTCATCCGTCCGGCCAGTGCGAGCTCCGCTCGGCCGAACACGTCGCCAGGATCATTGCGCGGCCGAGCCATGCCGCACCATTACCCCAGTTTCTGAGAAATTTCAAGCCCGGCCCGCCGGCCGGCTCCGGGCCCGGGCCGGCGCCGATCCCGCGACCGGCGCCGGCGCGTGCCTCAGTGCGGTTCGGGCGTTCCGGCGTCCAATTCGAGCTCGCGCACGGCACAAGCGCAAGCGAGCCGCGCCTCGCCTGACTCCAGGAAGTCGAGCATGATCTTGAAGTGCTCCCGGGTCTCGGTCATGGAGCCCAAAAGATCGGCCGCTTTGTCGTCGCCGAGTCCCCTCACGGCTTCAACCATTTCGGCCTTC